CTTGTTAAAGAACTACCAGCAGTTGTTGATGGTGTTAATAGCGAAGTTGGAACAAATGAGGGTGAACAGTTTAATCAACAAGTAACCGAAGCATTGACAAGTCTACAGGCTGCATTAACTCAGAGCAAAGGCACATTATCAGGTGCATTAGGTACTATCACAGGTCAAGGCGGTGGCATGGGAATGCCTAGTGGAGACATGGGTGGTATGGGTGATGAGATGGGCGGCATGGGTGATGAAATGGGTATGGGCGGCGATATGGAAGACTTGGGTGGCGAACAGCCTGATGGTGAACTTCCTGATCTACCAGAAGAACCTGATGAAGAAAGCCCTGTAGCGGGTGTTGGTCGTTCAACACGATAATATGAAGTTATTTGAATTTGCCGATGATGATCCATTACGTGTGAAATTGGTTGCGGTTACCAACCAATTAAAAGAACGCATCGGCAAAGGTGGACAAACAATTACCACCGACGAGTTATTAAATTTTCTAAAACAGAATGATGTTATATTAGATAAAGATGATTTATTTGATATAGTAAAAAAAGATCCATTAAGAAATATAATTCATAATGTAAACAAAGATGAAGTTGTATTTAAGGGTCAAGAAGGCGCAGAAAAACTAGGTGCAACGCCCGGTCCAGATGAACATGAAAAAACACGCCAGCAAATGGCGCAAAAGCAAATGAAGTGATAACTGTTACTGATACCGCTAAATCCAAAGTAATAAAATTAGTAGAAAAAAGAAGTGGCAAAGGGATACGCATAGGGGTAAAGACCACAGGTTGCAGTGGCCTAGCTTATGTGTTAGAATACGTTGATGAGTATGCATATTCAGATAGTGATATCAATTATGCATTCCCAGAATTTGTTATATTAATTGATAAAAGACATGAGGTCTATTTAAATAATATAACAATTGACTATGTACGCAATGGTTTAAATGAAGGGTTTGAATTTAAGAATCCTAATGAACGTGACCGTTGCGGATGTGGAGAAAGTTTTAGGGTATAAACATGGCATATTCAGAAAAGGTTATAGATCATTATGAGAATCCCAGGAACGTCGGCTCTTTTGATAAGAGTGATACTGATATTGGTACTGGTATGGTTGGCGCACCCGCATGCGGTGACGTAATGAAACTTCAAATAAAGGTAGAAAATGGCATCATCAAAGACGCAAGATTTAAAACATACGGCTGTGGATCTGCGATTGCAAGTTCCTCTCTCATTACCGAGTGGGTTAAAGGCAAGACGCTGGACGAGGCCGCAACTATTAAAAATTCAGAAATTGCTGAAGAACTCATGTTGCCGCCAGTCAAAATCCATTGTTCAATCCTTGCTGAAGATGCAATCAAAGCCGCAGTAGCTGATTATAAAAGTAAACATTAACCAAATACATTGTACTACAGAGTAATTTGTAGTACAATTGCCATATGTATAATCCCAATAAATTTAACTATCAACCTATACCGCGTACTGAGATTGATGGCAAACGTAGATACGCTACACCTGATGGTGAAAAACTTCCGTCAGTTACAACAATACTAGATGCTACTAAATCAGAAGAATCTAAGCAAGCACTACAAAATTGGCGCAAACGTGTTGGCGTAGTTAAAGCACAAGAAATTACGACCGAAGCCGCAGGTCGTGGTACACGAATGCACAAGTGGCTTGAGAACTATATCAAAACTGGAGAAACAGGAGATCCTGGTTCAAACCCCTATAGTATCCAAAGTCATACTATGGCTCATAGTATTATTAGGCAAGGCCTTAGCAAATGTAATGAATATTGGGGAACTGAGGTCCCCTTATATTTCCCTAAAGTATATGCCGGTACTACTGACTTGTGTGGGGTACATGATGGTAGTGAAGCTATCATGGATCATAAGCAGACAAACAAACCCAAGAAGCGTGAATGGATTGATGACTACTTTGTTCAGTTAGCAGCCTACGCTAACGCACACAATGAATTATACGATACAAATATACGTAAGGGCGTTATTTTTATGTGTGATCCTAACGCTATGTATCAGGAATTCATCATTGAGGGCAGTGAATTTGACAAATACACTGATATGTGGTTTAAACGAGTAGAACAATACTATATGCGGTTCCTTTAAATCGTGATAAATAGTTTAATCAACTAAAGATTAAACTATGGCCATCGTACAAATCTCCAAAATTATTCACAGAACAGGGGCAAATGACGACCTACCCCAACTTGACATAGGGGAACTAGGTTTTGCAACTGACGAACAACGTCTATACATCGGTAATGATCCGGCAATTGTACCACCAATTGGGCCCGGAGAAACAACTCAAACTGAAATTCTAACTACTGCTAGTCCAATAGACTTTTCAACTATTACTGGTTCTAGTAACTCTACACTAGATTTAAATAGTCCCGAAAATGGACAACTATTGGGTATAAATGTACAGAGCAGTATAACTACTATTGTTAATGTAGGTGGAAACGCCGGTGGCGAAATTACATTAGGCAATATAAGTAATGTAAAACTTAATGGTGGCGTTAACGGATACATCTTACAGACTGACGGTGCGGGTAATCTTAATTGGACTACTAATGGTGTATTAACTGTTCAAATTGCTAATGTAAGTCAAGCTAACCCGGGAATTGTTACCACTCAAACTGATCATTTATTTGGCTCTACCGCAGAAGTAACTATCGGCAATGTAGCCGGTATGACACAATTGAGTACAGGTGGTGTAGGTAGCACTAATTTATATTTTATTAAAAGACTTTCAAATACTACCTTTAGTCTTTATACCGATTCAACCTTAACCACTACTGTAAACACAGGTACATTTTTCCCAGCTACTGCTAACACCGGATATGCATTAGCTACTATTAGTCCTACAGGTAATGCAGTGCCCGGTGGTAGTAATACTCAAGTTCAATACAATGATACGTCCGGTGTATTTGGTGGAAGTAGCACATTTACATTTAACAAAGCAACCAATCTATTAAATGTAGGCGGCAATATTAATGCTAGTAATGTTAATGCTAATATATACGGAAAAGTTAATGGGTCCATAGGTAATGACACACCCAATTTGGGAACTTTTACTAGTATTGTTGTCCTTAATAATGCTAACGTAACCGCAAATGTAAACTCTGGTAATATAAATGTTTCTGGTACAGTGCAAGTAGTGGGTAACGTGGATGCAGGTAACATCAATGCTACTACGTTGGCTGGCGATGAAGTTACTGCAACCGGTAACATGACCGCAGATTATTTTATTGGTAACTTCATTGTAGGTAATATTATAGGTAACATTTCTGCTCCCGGCAGCAATACACAGGTCATATTCAATGATCAAGGTAATGCTGGGGCCAGTGCTAATTTTACGTTTAACACATCAACAAATATATTAACAGTTACTGGAAATATTACTTCAACATATTATACCGGTACATTGGCAACTGCGGCACAACCAAATATCACATCTGTAGGTACATTAGCAAGTGTAACAGTAACCGGCAATGTATCTAGTGGTAATGCTAACTTAGGTAACTTAGCAACAAGTAATTATTTTACTGGTAATGGAATATTCATCTCTAATATAGCAGGTGCTAATGTCTCAGGTACAGTAGCAAATGCAACATATGCAACAAGTGCCGGATCTACTACAAATGCAGGAACAGTAACAACTAATGCACAACCAAATATCACATCCGTCGGAACATTGAGTAGTCTAACAGTTACTGCTAATATCTCAAGTGGTAATGCTAATTTAGGTAACTTAGCAACAAGTAATTATTTTACTGGTAATGGTATATTCATCTCTAATATTGCCGGAGCAAATGTTTCAGGTAATGTTACAAGTGCCGTACAATCGCATTATGCAAATATTGCTAACTCAGTAGCAGGTGCCAATGTAAGTGGACAAGTTGGGAATGCATTAGTAGCAGGTACAATATACACTAATGCACAGCCAAATATTACGAGTGTTGGTACATTAACAGGCTTAACTTCTAACGGTACATTGACATTAAACGCTGACGCACAAATAACCGTTGCTAATACTGTACAAAGTACAAATATGACTTCAGGTGCAGTAAGAGTAGTAGGTGGTATAGCAAGTCAAGGTAATATTCACGGTAATCACATACATGCATTTTCTACAATGAATGCTGGCCTGCATTTGTTTGCCGGTAATAATGCACAGGGATCAAGTTTTCAAAATCAAATTTTCATTGGAAAAGACACAGGTGTACAATATGTTCAATCAGCAATGGTCAATGCATCAGATTCAGGAAGTGCTGATTGGGTAGCATACGGTGACAGCGGCAGCGATATTGAAGGCTGGATTGACATGGGTTTCACTGGATCTAACTTTAGTGATGCTAACTATACTATTACCAAATCAAGTGATGGTTATATATTTGTTCATGGTATGGAAAATGGTAATGGTGGCAATCTAATAATTGCTACTGCTGATGTTGCTCACGGTGATATAATTTTTGCTACTGGTGGATTCATGGAATCAAATGAAAAATTCCGCTTCCATCGGGACTCAAACACCTTAATGCCTTATGCTAATTTATCTATTAATTTAGGTAATAGTTCACGATATTATAATAATGTGTTTGCTAATTATGTTACTACTGCCGGCGATATGAGTGTTGGCGGTAATGTTATTCCTAACGCTAATGTTACATATGACTTGGGTAATGCAACAAACAGATTTAAAGATTTATGGTTAAGTGGCACAACTATTCATTTAGGTGGTATTTCAATTACTACTGATAGTGGTGGTAATGTAAGTTTAGGTAATATCACATTTAGTAGTGAAGGTACTATTAGTTCATCAGACATTGTAACTACTGTAAATGAGTTTATTAACCCGTCTGAAAGAAAATTAGCATTAACAGACAATAATGCTGTGATACTAGATCGTGCGGCCTCATCAAGAACATTGGTTATCCCTGATGAAGCAAATATTAATTTCCCAATTGGATCCAAAGTTGAAATCATTAATGATTCACTTTATGGTAATACTTTATTAGTTGAATGTGAATCTAATGTTGTTGTAAAATTATCAGTAATAGACAATACAGGGGCACTGATAAACTATACAGCATTACCTGCACCAGATCCACAAGAATGGGTTAGAGCAGAAATTTACCCAGCCGGTACAATAACTTTACAAAAAATATATAGTGATACTTGGTATATGACTGGAACGAATGCTAATATCACATATCCATTGTCACCAAACACCTGATCTTACTAATTTTTGATAAATACTTAATACATTCTTAATTCTGAGAATTTATGCGGTCCCCACCGCGTAGTGGCTAGAACCCACACATATATAAGGAGAAAACAAATGGGACGCCCGTTAAAAATAATTAAAGTACAATCAGCAGCCGATCCAGATGGAGAAGTAGATAATGGCTATCCAAATGATGGCACAACTGATAATGGATTTAGTAGAAGCTATCCAGGTATTCTTGGTGGAAGAATTCCAAGTTTCAGTGCTGACAATATGATTGAATGTTCAGTAGCTATTGAGAAAAAGCAATATGGTGTAGTTAACAGTACATCAGGTATTACAGTAATCTGGGGTGATGGTATCACTGATTATGCTAATACAGTTAGTGTTGGTGATTCAATTTACTCAGGTGATGCATTAACAGATCCTACAGTGGCAGCACTAGGCACAGTCAATACAATCAATACACCAGTCCCAACCATCACTATTGATGCGGCAACAGCAGGAACCACTGATAGTTTCACGACTAAAGGTGCGGTAGCGGCAACAGCATTAGTTGCTGATGGTCCAGTAGTATTATCTACAGATTACGCAGGTTTAACCGGTGGTGTAGTTTATTATGTAAAAACAGTTGTTGATAGTACACACTTTACAGTCAGTGCTACTCCAGGTGGTGCAAAACTTGACTTAACTGTTGAGACTGCTGATATTACAGCAGAACAATATCCATCAATCACTTTAGATGCAGCCGCAACAGCTACAGTAACTAATAGTGCATTTACTAACTCTACTCCAGCATCTAATGACGGATATGTTGTTCGTCAAAAAGGTAAAAGAAAATTCTTAGTAGTAGAAAAAGATAGTATACAAGATGAATTTATTTGTGCAGGTGGAAGTTACATGATTATTTCAGTAAGTGATACCGATTGGGAAGCATTGGGCGCGGGCCCTGATGCAGCCGCTGGCAAAGTATTTACAGCAACAATAAATGGTGTTGGCTTAACTACTGGTGGTACTGTATACGCTATTGGTGTTTGCACATTGGTAAACGTAGCAGATGCAAGTTTAACTAGAAATCAAATGAATTTGAATCTTAACTTTGCTACTGGATCAGATGTATTTGCAGCCTCTGTTACTAACCACTTTGCTTTTGACTTTACTGACAACGGTACTGATGAAAATCCAGGTACTAAGTATATTGCAACATTGGATGGTGCTAGTGATACACCTGATGATGCAACAGGTTTAATCTATACAGCAGTAGACAACTATTGCTAATCAGTTTATACTGAAACAAAAAAGCCGCATTACGCGGCTTTTTTTATGAGGTTCTGTAATTTAGTCTGTACTACATCAAAATTGATTGTGTTAAACAATCCGGGATGTAATGGTTTTGGGTAATGTAATTGATCCATCCATGCATAGCCACAATGTTCATCGTTCAATGTGGGTATGAATTCTTTATCTATCTTACAGAAAAATGTATGATAAGTGAATGTGTTATTGACGAATTTTTGAATGGGTATTAATTTGGCATCATTGGGAAAATAACTTATTTCTTCCAAACATTCACGTTCAAGACCCTCAAATAGAGTTTCATTTTGTTCTATTTTACCACCGGGTATTCCCCAGTTTCCCGGATTCTTATCATCACTGCGTAATAGGTATAAGAATCGGTGAGTGTCTTGCGAATAAAAGAATACACCTGCGGAATTGTTATATATGATGCTGGTCATACTATGATTTATCATAGTATCAGATTACGATAGAATAATCTCCTTGATCATACCATCCTTCGTATGATTTCATCCACATACTTTCTGCCCAACGATATTGAACTTCAGTAGTTAAATTAGTAACATATTCAATGGTCAATGTATTAACACTATCAAAACTTACTACCCAATCAAGGCCATCAAATTCAATAATGTCATTGGCATTGGCTACTACATTGCCCCATGCAATAGATGGGTCAGAATTCAATTCATTACCTATAGCCTCTACAATAAGATAACGTTGGCCTGATTCAGCTACTGGCAATCCATGTCCTGGACCTTTTAATAATGGATTGACCACACTATCCACTGCTTGCAAAGTATTTTCTGGCAATGTGTCAATGTCAACATCATATATTAGTAATCTATCATCAGTTGGGTTAAACGCAAGTGTACCTACAATCTCAGTATCCATATATGGATTCTGTAGCCAAATCTGACTGATGCCAGGACGCACTGTGCCATATACATTCAATACACTTTGCCAATACACTGTTGTATCAGGGTTGGTTGGTAACTCTAAGTCTGTGTTTCTTGGATAAAAAGCCTCGTTGCTAGGCAATATTTGTAATGTGTTACCGATAAACAGTATCTTATAACCATATGGGGTAATCTTTTGTCTAGTTCCCAATAACATATCATCGTCTTGCATATCTGTAAGAGCATTGCCTTTAAATATACTAGCAATAATTTTATGTATAACACCGAGTTTCTTAATCTTAGCGGGACTGCTAATCCAAATTGGCATATGAAACTTCCAAGTCAACACATCTATGGGGTTGCCAGTACCTTGTGGTATTGTTCTACTGCTGAATGTCAATCCATCTTGATATACAACACTTAAACTGGTCCAATCAATAAAGTTATCTGTACTTTGTAATTCCATACTAGGATTGAATAACACACCTAATTGCTCTACCAATTCTAATTTTTGCAAATAGTTAGTTGTCCAAAAATCTACTGTTATTCGTAATGTATAAGGTACTGGCATTACACGTTCTACCGTAAATGCTTGTCCCTGTGTTGTTTGATAACTTTGAGTCTCTGGATTATACTGCCGTTGACGAACACTTACCTTATCAATGAAATAAGGATCTTGTGTTCTTTTTTGATCATACTCTAAGCCACTAATATAATACGTAATCAACGGGGCGCTAGGTAAACTACTAGGACTGTTCTGTGCAATTTGTGTGCTAGCCATACGACTTGAATCCCCGTACTGAATAGGAACACGCACAAGTATTTCATTACCCGCAGGGTCTTTGCCTTTAGTTACTTGCCAATTGCTGAAAATTCTTGCAAACTGAATTAAGAATCTTCTTATTTGATTGTCGTAAAAAAACTGTGCCATTATAAACCTTAATCTGGTTGTATCGTCAATAGTGTTGACAATGGTTGCTGTTGTGGTATTACTGTACCATCTGTTAATGTAGTTGTTTGCGTATTGTTGATGAATGACGCCATTTGTGATTGTTGTCCTGGTATAGTGGAATCAATTCCTACACCTGCACGTGAATTCTGTCCGATTCTAATCCATAGTGAACCGTCCCAACGATATAACAAATTAGGTAGATAATCGGTGCGTAAGAAGTAATCTCCTAGTGCAGGTTGTACAGGGAAAGTTATACCTGATCCTACTGGGAATCCATTAGGTGCAGTTCCATCGCCTATTAGATATCCGTTTGTATATCCAAATCCTTGTGGGCTTGATCGTGTGACATATACGAATCTAGGGTCACAATCAGCACGAAAATCCATTTGTTGACTAATTGTATATGGGAAATTAGGTTCTATTGTTATCTCAGTACCAGCTGGCATAAATGCTACAGTAGGAATATCTACTACAAAGGTATTGTTAACTCTATTCACACTAACAATTCGTGTACCATAATCAAATATATCTGTACGTGTACCATTAACTGACGTAACAAATGCTGATAGATTATTCAATGGGGCAATGTCTTGTGTAACATCTAGTGGTTGCACACTAATAACAGTACTTCCAATTGGAACTGCAAGTGATGTAAGAGTGAATGTTGGGAAGTTGTCTGCGGTACTATATGTGTTGTCTGCGGTACCATAAGGTGCAGAGATTGGTCCTGTTGCTTTTGCTATTAACACTAACGTACCATCAACTTGACCACTTCCTGTATCAGTGCGTTGTGGTGCTAATTTTGCAGTCTTTAAAGTGATTGCAAGTTGTTCACGTAATTTATCAGCATCGTTACCCGTCAAACTCCATAACTTTTTACGAGCCTCAGCACCTATTCTAAGTACTGGACTTGGATTCTTGTACATAGGATTAGTCATCATCATTAGGGTAGCCCTAGTTGGTACAGGATTTCCAGTTGGTGCAATAATATTGACTGGAGGCTCCGGTTCACCATCTAATGTAGGTACAAGATACAATTGACTTCTATCGTAACCTGTCTTAGGTAATAATCTACTTGCTTCTGCAATCACTGCATCATTGATTGCGATGTTTTTATTATATCTACCGATAATGTCACGTAGATTATCAGCAGTACTAATCTGCCAATACAAAGGATCAGTTGGCGCTACACCTGCAGGTACTGTAGTCCCACCTGGACTTGCTCCTGTGATAGTATATGTTTTATCACCATATTGAATTGTGTATGTTTGTCCTGCAGGAATGATATATGTTTTAGTAGGATCCCAATCACCCAAGAAATTATCTTTTTCTAACGGCTGACTTAATATGTTACTAAATTCTTGGCTGTCAACTAATGGCTCACATTTAATGCGCCACAAATGTGGATACCATGTTTGACTAAAACCTTCACTAGCAAAGTTGCCATCAGTCACTTGATAATATCTACGCAACCCTACAGGTATCGCTTCGTTAAGTGGATGGTAGTCTGTTAAGTGAGGTAACTCTAATACGTCACCTACCATTAGTTTACGACCTATTAGTTCTATCATATCATTATAATGTATAGTTATAAAAATGATATCATTATTTAAGAACAATCCAAACTGACTTAAATCAAAGTCTAAATTCATTACATTGTAGTGACCACGAATTCTATAAATGCTAGTATCATACTTTCTATCACGATTTTCTAAGAATAGTAAATCTTGTATGTTAGTCGGGTCCAGAGTATCATATTGAGGCTGTGTCAAATCAGCACTAGCCCCGGTATCAGGTATGCCTAAATACTTGTGAACGTATAGATCCGTTCCTCCCACGACAAACATCTCCTTAATTATTCTATCAAGGAATCTAAAATCATTTGATTTCTGTGGACGATATAATGAGAGTCTAGGCATGTTGTTATCCGTTTACTTAGTATTTATGTCTAAAGTATTACCTATAGAACTTGACAAATAATGGAATATCATATATAATACATGAATCGTAATAGGAGAACACATGGCGACCCGTAAACCCAAACCAACTTCTGACCACTTTGTCAAAGCACTAAATCCACGTGATGCTGACACAAAATATATGGGTGAAGAACCCTTCTTCCCGTTGCAACCAGATAGTGATCGTAGAACTTTGGCATTGACACAAAGTTTCACTTGGTACAATCGTTTTTATGGCAAAAAAGACGCCAAAGAGTTGCTTTGCCTGTATTTGGAATATCATAATCGCACAGTCGAATCTAAACATTTGCGTAAGGTTCACGAATCTGAGTTTTTGATGACATTGTGCTGGTTGGCACGTATGACAATGCGTGGTCTTGAACTCAATGAACATGAATCAACCACTCTTGAAAATGAGATAAGCCGTTTGTATAAACTGGTCAACAAACCCGAAGTGGTTGAAAAAGATAAAGAACCTAGCAATCGCCCCAATGTGCAGGAGATTATGCGTGAAAAAGCACTAGAAGCCGCAGGTGAACTTGAATCTATTTTTGATGAATGGATTACTGACGGAAAAGTAACACAAAAAACAGTTGACATTGTTGCTAAGTTTAATGTCATGCCACAGCATATCTCATTGATTGTTGAGATTTGGAAGCGCAAACAACAAGAATTTGACATGGTTTCTGAAGGCGAGGATGAGCAGTTAACAGAAGCCTACAGTTATTTGGGCAAAGTTAAATTGCGTAACACACTTAAATTTATTGAGCAAGTGTTGAGCGACCTCAATAGTTACATTTCAATTAAGAAAGCCAGCAAAGCACCTCGTAAAAAGAAAGCAGTTCCTGTTGAGAAGATTGTAGCTAAACTCAAGTATTTGAAAGTATTCAAGGATGCCGTGAACAAACTTGATTTGATTAGCGTACATCCAACTAAGTTGCATGGTGCAAGCGAGGCATGGGTATATGATACTGCAAAGCGTAAAATGCATCACTACATTGCGGATGAGTATAGCAAAGCATTTACTGTAAAAGGTAACACAATTCTAGGCTTTGACAACAACACCAGCGAAATGAAAACTTTGCGTAAGCCCGGTGAGCAGATTAAAGAAATTATGGGAAGCAAGCCCGCGGCTCGTAAATACTTTAAAGATATTAAAGCAGTTGGTGCAGTGCCCAATGGTCGCTTTAATGAAAACATGATTATTTTGAAAGCATTTTAATATGATAAACAAACTTGTATTTTGGTTAGGTGAGAATCGTAAAAAAGTAGGTTACACACTAGGTGGTGTTAACATGCTATGCGGATTGAACGCATTTGCATTTGGACAAACTAGCAATGGATTTATTCTACTATTTGTGGGCTTTGTACTTGCATTTGATGCTTGGAGTATGCCATGAATGTAGATTTGAACAAATATAGTGATTTTGTAAAAGCTGTGACAAGTCAACCAAGCAATGATTTGACAACTTTTATGGATCGTTTAGATGAACTAGACGGTAACTTTGATGATGTAACACAAGAACATGGACCTGATATCAACGTACCTTTATTGCTAACTGCATGTTTAGGACTAGCCGCAGAGTCAGGTGAGTTTATTGAGATACCTAAAAAGATTTTCTTTCAAGGTAAACCTCTAACTGCTGATAATGTATTCCACATGAAACGAGAACTCGGTGATATCATGTGGTACTGGGTCAATGCTTGCAGGGCACTTCGCCTAGATCCTAATGATGTGATTGCTGAGAACGTAGAGAAATTAAAAGCACGATATCCCGGTGGTGAGTTTAACGTGTTCAACAGCGAAAATCGCAAATCTAACGATATTTGATTATGTTCAGTTCTCCAGATAAATACACTATCTGGAGAATTATATGGCTGGTACTACACTAGACGAATTAAAAGAAGACCTATTTAGAAATTTAAATTTACGTCTTGGTGGCGGGATAGTTGATGTAGAATTAGATCCTGAACACTATGAGGCTGCATATCAATACGCAGTTAAAGTTTATAGACAACGGGCTCAGAATTCAACACAAGAATCTTACACCTTGTTAAAGATGGAAAAGAATTTAGATGTTTATACATTACCTTCGGAATTCATTAACGTAAGACAATTGTTTCGTAGAACAATTGGATTGGAGACTGGTCCAAGTGCAAGTAGTTTTGACCCTTTTAGTAGTGCTATTCTTAATACCTATTTGTTAAATTACAACCAAGCAGGTGGTTTGGCAACTTATGACTTTTATGCTCAATATATTGAATTAGCCGCACGTATGTTCGGTGGTTTTGTTATATTCACCTTCAATCCTGTTACAAAAGAATTGCGTATTGTTCGTGATCCTAAAGCTAGTGGAGAACAAGTATTGATATGGGCTGACATTCAAAAACCTGAACAAGTGTTGTTGCAAGATCCGGGTAGTGGTGTTTGGATTGGTGACTGGACCTTTAGTCAATGTTTGAGCATCTTAGGTGAGGCACGTGAGAAATTTGCTAGTATCGCTGGCCCAGGAGGCGGAACTACATTAAACGGTACTACCTTGAAAGCTGAAGGTAAAGCAATGCAAGACCAATTATTGGAAGACTTAAAGAGATTTGTAGATTATAGTCAACCATTATCATTTATAATTGGTTAAATGAGGATTTACTTTTTCACTATTCTGTAATATAATACACTATAGGAGATCATTAATGATTATTGGTGTAACAGGATTTATTGGTAGTGGAAAAGATACAGTAGCAAATTATCTCACTACCTTTCACGGATATAAAAGAATTAGTTTTGCAGGCACGTTAAAAGATGCTTGCTCCGCAGTATTTGGTTGGGACCGCGAAATGCTCGAAGGTACTACTACCTCAAGTAGGGAATGGAGAGAACAAGTAGACCCGTGGTGGAGTGAGCGATTAAATATACCTGAACTTACCCCTAGATGGGTATTGCAACAATGGGGAACAGAAGTTTGTCGCAATGGATTTCACAATGATATCTGGGTAGCAAGTGTAGAAAATCAATTACGTAAAACTAAAGACAACATCGTAATTACTGATTGTCGTTTTGCCAATGAAGTGAATGCTATCAAAAATGCCGGCGGCACTTCAATAAGAGTTGAGCGGGGTGAAAAACCTAAATGGTATGATGCCGCAATAGCATTTAATCGTGGTCCAAATGGTAATTCATTGTGGTCATTGAGTAAAACTAAACTAGACAAACAAAAAGTACATGCAAGCGAGTACAGTAGTGTCGGCTTAACATATGACTATTACTTAAACAACAATGGTTCAATAGATGATTTGCATACTCAAGTTGAATCAATAATCAACCTCTAAGTCACCCTTACGCCAAGTGACTTCTTTTCGTTTTATAACTTCTATACAATTTAAGCAGACAGTTCGTAGATTGGTATATTGATTATTCTCAAGTTTACCGTCTGTATGGTAAACTGTAGACTGAGATACATACAAAAACTTAAACCCGCAAACATCACACGCGGGTTTTTTCTTATACCCTGCTTTTTGCCAACTTGGTGTTCTTGGCTTTTTCTTGTTTTTCTTTCTGCCACACTCATCACACATACTCCTATAGTATGTCTTTTCTTTGCGTATATAATTTACCGCACATAGATTTTTATTGCATTCTTTGCAAACGGGTCTAATCATATAGTATTTAACCCAGAAACCTTTAAAGGTATGGTTATTGGTGCTTTTTTTATGATATGTACTAAATATTAGTACGTTAGGGCGTTAACCCTCATAATCATAACATAAAGGAAATTTAACATGGCACTAGTATCACCAGGCGTAGAAGTAACAATCATTGACCAGAGTCAATATTTACCAGCAGCCTCAAGTTCAGTTCCTCTTGTAGTCTTAGCAACGGCGCAAAACAAAGCTAATGCAGCAGGCACAGGAGTAGCGGCAGCAACAACAGCCGCAAATGCAAATAAATTATATCAAGTAACAAGTCAACGTGACTTGGTTAACTTGTTTGGTACCCCGTTCTTTTACAAGACTACAAACGGTACACCAATTCAGGGTTACGAATTAAATGAATATGGCTTGTTAGCAACATATTCATTATTAGGTGCTACTAATCGTTGTTATGTTTTAAGAGCAGATATTGATTTGGGTAGTTTAGTTGGATCATTAAGTCGTCCTTTAGGTGATCCAACTGATGGTACATATTGGTTAGATACAACAAATTCAGCGTGGGGAATTTATGAATTTAATAGTTCAACCGGCAAGTTTGTTAATCAAACTCCATTAGTAATTACAGATTCAATTTATATTGCAGATGATTATCCAATATCAGTGATAGGTAATGTGGGTGGTTATGCAGTAATAGCGACTGAAATAACAGGTGGTGAATATACTAATTCTACCTATTTCTATAAAAATGCAGAAAATGATTGGGTTAAATTAGGTGATAGTGATTGGAAAGCATCTGTACCGGTAGTAACCGGAACTGTATCAAATCCTATATTAACTACCGGCGATACTTTTACTATTAACATTAACGGTTTATTAACAGTGACCATTACAATTGGTTCAGGTGATACTGTAACAGATGTTGCGGCTAGTATTAACGGATTGAATATAACATATCTATCTGCTAGACTGATTAATAATAAATTAAGTTTAGCATATAGTGAACCTACTCCGAATGCATATTTGACACTATCAGAAGGTACAAACACTCCATTAGCTGACATGGGTATTGTACCTAAACAATATATTGCACCTGATGTGTTTTTTGGACCATCATCTAATATGCCATTATGGACTGCAAGTCAAATATTCCCGCATCCTACTGGAAGTGTTTGGGTTAAAACTAGTGTGTTAGGTTCAGGAATGAATCAATTAATGTCTCAATATAATGCATCTACTGATACATGGGTAAGTAAAACAGTTAATAAATACCAATCATTACTTACTGCTGTTACAGACTTGAGTTCTGCTGGCGGAGGTGATATTCCAGTCGGAACTGTAGTAGCTACATACGGTACATCATCTAATATAGCACCATATTCTGCGACACAATACTGGACTAAAACAAGTATTGGAGCTTCAGTATTTACCGGATCAGTTTCAAACCCCACAATCGATCCGTTAAACCAATTAATTGCAAAAGTTACAGGGTCAGGTGTATATACAATACCATCAGGGTCAACCACAGCAATTGAGTTTGTAACTGCTTGGTTATCTGCTGGTATTCCTAATACCAACGCATCATTAACTACTTCTGGTGCAATTCAATTAGAACATACATTGGGTGGAATAATTTTTCTAAGTGACTACGTTGATGGTCAAAGTAATGGAATGTTATCTGATATTGGATTTAGTTTAAGTGATGCAGGTACATCATATTCTTACGTAGAAGGGTATACTAATCCATCTGTATCACAAGATAGCAGTTCTGATGATGGTACCGGTGCAACTTTCAGCATAGCAGCAAATCAAGATAAAGGTTGGTACTATGATATAACCAAAGTCACTCCCGGTGTTGACTACATTGTAGATGAAATTGTGACATTTAAGGGATCTGATATCGGAGGCGTAGATGGCACAAACGATTTATCTATTATTGTAAAATCAGTAACCGGTCTTGGTGCTATTATTGATTGGGCATATTATAGCGGAACACCTAGATTAAACTATGTGGTTCAATTGGCAGCATGGGAACAAATTACATATATTGCGAATGAAGGCGCTCCTGCAACTAATCCAACAAACGGTACAAATTGGTACTACAGTACAGCATCTGAAGTTGATATTATGGTAAACAAAGATGGTGATTGGTATGGTTATAGAAATGTAAATTATGATAGCTCAGGTAATCCTGCAGCCGGTGGGACTAACACCACAGATCCAGCTGGACCTATTATTAGTCCTACTGAGCCAGATCCATTAACAGGTCAAAGCGACGGTACTGCACTTGTATACGGTGATTTGTGGATCGATAGCGGTGATTTAGAAAATTATCCTAAACTATATCGTTGGGAACAGGTTGATGGTACAAATCAATGGGTAAGTATTGACACATCCGATCAAACCAGTCAAAACGGTGTACTATTTAGTGATGCTCGTTGGGGTAATGTAGGAACTGTTGATCCAGTGAATGATCCTCTAGTAAGCATTGAAACATTACTTGAAAGTGATTATTTAGATTTAGATGCACCAGATCCAGCACTATATCCACAAGGTATGTTATTATTCAATACTCGCCGTAGTGGTTATAACGTAAAACAATTTAGAACAAATTACTTTACCTCAAATAACTATCCATCACCTGCAGTACTACCAACATACTCATATACATGGGTAAGTGTTAGTGGTTTGCAATCTAACGGTGCAGCATACATGGGCCGTAAAGCACAGCGTAATTTAGTTGTTCAATCAATTAAAGCGGCTATTGGAACAAATCAAAGTATAAGAGAAGAAGATACATTCTTTAATCTTATCGCAGCTCCTGGATATCCAGAGTTACAACCAGACATGGTTACATTGAATAATGACCGTAACAATACTGCATATATTATTGGTGATACTCCATTGCGCTTACCTGATCAAGCGACCGATCTAACAAATTGGGCAACCAATGCAGCCGGCGCAACAAGCACAGGCGAAGAAGGATGGGTAACACGTGATAGTTACTTGGGTGTATTCTATCCAAGTGGTATCACTACAGATTTAACAGGCGCCGCAGTTGTCGTTCCTGCAAGTCATATGATGTTACGCACATTCTTACGTAATGACACTATTGCTTATCCTTGGTTAGCTCCAGCAGGCACACGCCGTGGCACGATTGACAATGCTACAAACATTGGTTACTTAAATGCTACTACTGGTGAGTTCCAGACTGTTAAGAATCGTATGAGTATTCGTGATGTATTATATACAAATCAAATCAATCCATTAGCATACTTTACAGGTGTTGGCTTATTGAACTACGGTAATAAGAACTCATTTGATAGTCAATCAGCACTGGATCGTATTAACGTAGCAAGATTGGTTTGCTATATTCGTGAAAGATTGCAAATTGCGGCTCGTCCGTTCGTATTTGAACCTAACGATGCAGTAACACGTAATGAAATAAGCGGTGTAGTTCAATCATTGTTCATCGACCTAGTTGCAAAACGAGGTTTGTATGATTATTTGGTTGTATGCGATGAGAGCAACAACACACCTGCTCGTATTGACAGAAATGAATTGTGGATTGACGTTGCTATTGAACCAGTCAAGGCAGCTGAGTTTATTTACATTCCGGTTCGTGTATTGAATACAGGTGAATTAGCAAACGCTCAGTAAGAATATTCACCCTTGGAGACAGGGGTGAATTAAAGATAAATAAAGATATAGGAGAATAAAATATGGCAACAGCCTCACAATCATTGTTCAATATGACCGTTGCAGCGGATAATGCTACCAACGCACAAGGTCTATTGATGCCTAAACTACAATATCGTTTTAGAGCATTGTTCTTAAACTTTGGTGTAGGTGGTTCCACTACAGAATTAACGAAACAAGTAATGGATATTACTCGTCCCCAAGTTCAATTTGATGAAGTAACCTTAGATGTATATAACTCAAGAATTTATCTTGCAGGTAAACATGCATGGCAAGAAACTACAGTTAATCTACGTGACGATGCTCAAGGCAACGTTAGTAAATTGGTTGGACAACAAATTCAGAAACAAATGGACTTTGTTGAACAAGCTAGTGCCGCAACTGCACAAGATTATAAGTTTCAAATCAATTATGAAATTCTTGATGGTGGTAACGGTGTACTTACACCTTCTGTATTAGAAACCTGGGAATTGTATGGATGCTTTATTAAAACAGCCAACTATAATAACTTGGATTACAAAACAAGTGACCCAGCTACAATTCAGTTAAGCGTGAGATTTGATAATGCAATTCAGTCACCATTGACTTCGGGTATCGGTACAAATGTAGGTCGTGCATTTGGTGGTACAGCAGTTACTGGTATCGGTTAATAAGAGTAATTAATGGCTGGGTTCGTTCAAAACCTATTAACTGACGCCGCAACATCGTTCTTTACTAATGAATACTTGCGTGATTACCAACACGCAAGTAAAACATTTAGAACAAATGCTTATGGGTATTCACCCAAGTTTAAGTTTCTATTCCATGTTTATTTTGATATTAACAAAGACTACATCGGTGCTACACAAGGTTGGCCTCAAGATCAAAATTTTGGATTAGCCGTTAAAAATATACAACTACCTAAGTATACATTTGATTTAGCTACACTAAACCAATACAATCGTAAACGAGTAGTGCAAACTAAAATCAAATACGATCCTATTAACGTTGTATTCCATGATGATAATCAAAATTTAATTAAAAAATTATGGTATACGTATTACACATACTACTATAAAGATGCAACACAGGTGGATAGTAATACCAATACAACTATTAGCGGTGTTGCAGCTAGGTTTGGTGGCGACAATGCAGTTAGATATAATTTAAATCGTAGAAATATTTACGATCCTACTATCACTGGCAATGATGACTGGGGATACATAGGTGAGACTGGTAATAGTCCAGCAACTAACTCAGCCGCAAGTTTAGGCATAAGCAAAGCACCGTTCTTTAAGGGTATTAATATATACGGTTTCAACCAACATAGTTTTTCTTTGTATAGACTAATTAATCCTATCATTGAAAGTTTTAGCCATGACACGTACAATTATAGTGAAGGTGGTGGCGTGATGGAAAATCAAATGACTTTGAATTATGAAACTGTAAAATATTATGAAGGTGCAGTTGATGGTCGTAAGCCGTATGATATTGTTAAAGGTTTTGGCAGTAATGATCATTATGATACTGTACTAAGTCCTATCGCTCGTCCCGGTTCAAATGCAACTATATTAGGTCAAGGTGGTCTTGTTGATGCTGCTGGCGGCATATTAGATGACTTAGAAAACGGCAACATTGTAGGAGCAGTACAGAAAGCTGGCACCGCGGCTAATACTTTTAAAAATCCTCAAAATATATTAAGAATTGCAAAGTCAGAAGCAATGGGTATAGCTACTAACGCTTTACAGGGGACACCTAATCGCAACACTGCATTTAATTTCCCAACTCAAGCAGCCAGTGCAATTAGGAATGCTCCTAACTCTATTAATGGGGCATACAGCGATATTAGATCAACACCTAAACAAGTCACATAAATACTTTTACGAGGTATATTATGGCACAAACAATAGATGCACCAAGAAGTCAGTTAGATAACACAGTACGTGTATTTGATCAATTTTATAATTTTGATTTAGTTGTAGAGGCTAATCAATATGAAATTATATATAGTTATTTTTATTCGCTATCTAAAAGCGAAAACGTAGCTAAAAATTTTACAACAATCATTTTTAGAATTTCTAATATCACTGGTGAAAATCCATTGATATTGTTAGAAGAAATTAAAGGTTCTAATGGGTTATCTACCGCTAATGCATTGGTTGCATACTATCTAAACAGTTTGAAAAGCAAAACAACTTTATATGGTGTGAGTTCTATTCCTCAACCTAATCAAGTAGTAGCTAGAAATGCTGTAATATAATGGCAAACTTTGCACAGGGCATATTTGTGCCTAGAAATCCTGATAAGTATATTGGTAATCATACACCTAGATATCGTAGTGGATGGGAATTCACATTCATGCAATTCTGTGACGGCAACAAGAATGTAATTAAATGGGCAAGCGAATCAATACGTATCCCCTATCGTCATCCTTTAACAGGTAAAGTTACTAATTATATTCCAGACTTCTTTATACTATATGAAAACAAGTTTGGAAAACAGTTTGCTGAAATTGTAGAGATCAAACCTAAAAAACAAAGCCTGATTGAAAGTAGAAAGGCTAGCGCAAGAGATATAGCAATTGTTGCTATTAATCACGCCAAGTGGGCTAGTGCTAAAGCATACTGTAAACAATATGGATTTACATTCCGTGTAATCACAGAGGATGACTTGTTTTATAACGGTAGGCGTAAGTAATAAATACTGCTATTATGGACAAATAGCATGACAAAAAAATTATCAGAATTGTTTGATTTACCTACAGAGGAATCATCATTAACTGAACCCATACTCGGCAAAGATATGGATTTAGTAACGCAAGAAACATACTCTACTTTAGATAAGATAGAACAAGCATTACCACAAGTTCGTGGGTTAGAAGCAAGTGATACTGAGATGGATGAATTGGCAAAACTGGCTCAAGACAGTTATAAAGATTTAATGGATTTGGGGATGCAAGTCGATAGCAGATTTGCTAGTGAGATATTCAATAGTGCTGGTACAATGTTAGGACATGCTATAACTGCTAAGACGGCTAAGATTAACAAGAAATTAAAAATGATTGATTTGCAGTTGAAAAAAGCAAGTCTAGATCAAAAAAATGTTGAGAAAGATAAAGAGATTGCAAATGTTCCACTAGGTGAGGGTAGCTTAGTGGATCGTAATGAACTTCTCAAGAGTATTCTGGCAAACAAAAAACCAGTAAATTGATAAATAATAGAACAGGAATAAAACAATGAAGAGCCTACGTCAATATTTAACCGAAAGTGTTAGAACATATCGCTATACAATTAAGATTGCCGGCGATTGTGAAAAAAACTTTTTGGAATTGTTCAGACATAATTTGTCCAAATTTGACCCAGTCAAAATTGATGATCCAAAAACTACACCTATTCAAAAAGATCCATATGGATTTCCTGACTTGCATAATGAGTCTATTACCATTATCAAAGCTGAATTCAAATATCCTGCAACTGAACCAATGATTCAGCAATGCGCTCAACATTGTGGTTGCAACATAAACAATGTCAGAGTAGTTACTACTGATTATGATGATAGCATCAATAGTGAAGCTGAAGGTTATGCTAATGAACAAAAAGATCAACCTTTATTACTAAAGACAGAGTTAGAAGATAATGGCAAAGAAGCTAGCAAAGAATATGCAAATCAATATCTAGATCGTGTAATGCCTAAAAAGCCTAGTATTAATATTCCATATGCAGGCAAAACTACTCCAGTAAGTCCTAATAAGAGCAAAGACGGAATAAACACAGTTAGTCCTATGACTAAAATGACAAGACCACAATTACCTAGTACAGGAGCTAGAAAATAATGATCGAATTCAACACCAGTCAACTTACATGGATTTTGGTTGGTGCCTTGGGAATAGGTGGCACAGGATATATTACAATGAATGACAATGTAAAAAACATTGACAAAAAAGTTGCTGTAACACATGCAAAAGTTGAAGATACAAACGACCGAATTGTGGAGTTGCAAAGACAACTTACACGTATGGAAGATAAATTAGATAAACGAGGATCACGATAATGGATTTTAGAAACCTATTACAAGCAATGAGTTCCCTTTCCGAAGGTGAAACAAAAGAAACACCAAAAGGACGAGTCCATAAAGGTGATTACGGTTCAAGTCATGGTAAAGAAGATGTACGTGACCAATACGGACATAAAGTCGGTAAAATTAATAAAGATGCTGAAGCTAAAAAAGATGCACCTAAAAAGGGCCGTGGTCGTCCTAAAAAGGGCGCAGATGATTCCGGCGAAGTAAAGAAATATGACACTACTGGTGTTGGTGATGTATTTGGTGGCGGTAAGAAGCCAAAGAAAGAAGTTGGTAAAGTTTCTAAGAAGCACAGTTTAAAAGAATACATTGATGAACTTCAAACTACAATAGTTAATGAAGGTGAGAAGGATACTTCTTGGATGAACAAACAAACTCAGGATTTCTATAATAAAAATCCTAATATGAAACGTAATGACAGAGAAGTTAAACACGTAGGTGATAGATTAGCGACTAAAGTTACACCAACAAATAAATCTGCTCAAGTTACAAAGAAACCAATGACAAATTTTAAAGAACAAGGTGTAGAGGAAGCAGTACGGGTAGCTTATAGAGACCCTACTGGGAAAACAGGCATGCCAGGCCTCCAAGGCAATACCGTACGTTATAAAAGTGCAAGCCAAGTTGCCGGAAATAAAGCAGCTAATCCAGATTCAGATTGGGTTCATAATTCTCAAACACAAGCACATAGAAATGCGGCTGCAGCCGCAGTAAAAGATGCACGTGCTAAAGGAATAACTCCCGGTAGTAATCAAGGCATAGGAATACACAAAGGTGTAGATGAAGATATGAACACGCAACAACCTGTTCAAATCAAACCAGCTAGTCAAACTAACACACAAGTTATTCAGCAAGGCAATAAAACATTAGGCACAGTTTCTAATCCTCAATTGGCTGCACAGATTAAGCAATCAATTGGTAAAGGTGAAATGAGTTTGAATACTGATGATCAAACAATGGCTGAAGATGCAGTTGATGAATCAGGATTACAAGCATATTTGGGTAACAAGAAATACGGCAAAGATGGTATGAATGCATTACGACAAGCTGGACAAAAACATGCTAGCGAAAAGACTAAGCAAAACATTCGTGCTAAGTATAGTAGTAAAGAAGATAAAATGCATGAGAGTCTAGAAGCTACTGATGTGGTATTAACAGAAGGTCAAAAAGAACAAATGACTAAGTTCTTTGACGAGTTAGAATTAGGACCAAAAGGTTATAACATCAAACCTGCAATAGAATTAAAAGATAAAGCATTAGCTATATCAGTCATTAATAAGACATTAGCACATGGTAGATTTAGAAGCATGGCCGGTTCTTATAAAGATCAGATGCGTGATTCGGCCTTAGAACACTTTGGCTTTGTTAACTTTGACGAAAGTTTAGAAGAAGGTGATTTAATTCCTCATCCAAGTAAAGATTTACATACAACACATGGTATGGATAGCAAGCCAGGTGATATTAGTATGTTTAAACCTAGTAGAATTCAAGCTACTAACAAACCAGTTGAAAAGCCAACTCCGTGGAGTGTAGATCCTATTAATGCCGCAACCGATAGAGCAGTTAATTTTATATCAGGATTGCGTAAACCAAAAACTAGATTAGAAAGCACAGAAGAAATGAAAGACGTACAATATGAAAGCTGGGAAAATCAGCTAAACAACATTCTAAATGAAGGTATTACTGTTTCTAGCAGTACAGGACAACAAGGTGCTCCAGATTCAGTAACCATTAGTGCTACTGACGCTGACGCAGAGCAACTAATGGGCGTATTGCGTAACGCTGGCATCGGCGTGTTTGGTGGAAACGACAAGCCTGCAGTTGGTTATGGTGTAGTATCTCAAGGTGAGGAAGAACCAACAGGTACTGGTACTCAACCGCAAATGAGTCCTGACGTAGTTGGTGATGACAATGACATGCTTGCATTAATTAAGAAAATGTCAGGCATTGATATGGGTGGTGAAGAAGGTTCTATGGATCACAGTCACAGTAGTGATTATGAAGATGAAGCAGGTTCTGATGACACTGCATTACAACCAGCCGGTGACGAAGAAGGTGATGCACAACAAGATGACACAGACGATGCCGGCGAAGAAGAAAAAACTGACGAAGGTAATGCTTTCTCAGGTGCAGTAGCTAAAGCAAAATCAGATAATATTCCTGACAAAGGTCAAAAATTCTCTGTAGGTGGAAAACAATATCCAGTCAAAGAAGATGATATGGAAGAAGGTAACATGTTTACCGGTAATTTAGCAAAAGCACGTGCCCAAGGTAAACAAGAAGCCGATTTAGATGGCGACGGTGACATGGAAAAAGTCAAAGAAGGTCACGACCATGAAACTTGCAATGAATGCGGTGGAATGATGTATGAAGGTCATACATGTGAAGAACAAGTTGAAGAGGGCTTCTCAAATGACGCAGGCGGTGATGCAATGGGTGATACAGAATTAATGCAATTAAAGGCATTATTATCAATGGGCGGCGACTTACATAAGATGAAGTCAGACCAAACAGTAGGAAATCCAACCCGTGTTTCGGTTAGAGAATCTTTAAACGAGTGGAAGAAATTAAGCGGTATAAAATAATAAAAACCGTATTTTCAATAGCCTGGTTCGCCGGGCTATTTTTTTGGATGCTACATCTGATTTAAAAACGATAAATACTTAATAAGGTAGATATAGACATGGCCCAACAATTTATTGATTTTGGTAGTTTCCCTAATGATCCAGCGGCGGACCCAATTCGTTCGGCATTCCAAAAAATACAAAACAACTTTTCAGATTTATACAACACTACACTAACCTCAGGTGTATCGGAACTAAACGTAGGACCTGGACTAACACAGAATAGAACAACTGGTAATATTTATATTACAACCGCTTTTCCTAATATTAGTATTAATACATCTAATAGTTTATTGGTTGGCATCGGAGCTGCTACAAGTAATACAGCGACCAGCTCAAGTTATAACACACCTTTTGTGTTAAATTTAGCTAACACAATAACAACAGGCAATGCAAATTTATCAGGTAATGTACGTACTAGTAATTTAAACGTAGCTAATTTTGTTACTTCAGCGTTAGTACCTAGTTCAAATATAACATATGATTTAGGAACTCCTACTAATCGTTGGAAAGATTTATACTTAAGTGGCTCTACCTTATACTTAGGTTCACAAACAATTGGATCAAATGCAACCACGATAACTCTTACTAACGTGTCAGTATCTAGTACTATTACTTCAACTACTATTAACGGCGGTAATATCACAGTTACAGGTAATATCAATAGTGCTAATATTACTACTGCTAATCTATTAGTCACTGGGAATGTAACTGGTAATTTTGTCCCAGCTGGAAATAATCAATATGATTTGGGTAGTTCAACACAACGATGGAAAGATTTGTGGTTAAGTGGTACTACATTAAGATTAGGTGGCGCAACAATTTCAGAATCAGCTGGCGCTGTTGTAATGGAAAGTGTAGTTGTCACTAGTAATATTGATGCAGGCAATGTAACTGCGGTGTATTTAGATGGTACTATGACCAGTACATCTCAACCTTTGATTACCAGTTTAGGCTCATTGACTAACCTATCAGTAATAGGTGATATAACTTCAGGCAATATATCAGTAGTAGGAAATGTTGAAGCTGATGCATTAGCAGTTGCTAGTATTACAATTGGTACTGGTGCTACTCAAACAATAATTACAGGCGGTGGTGTTACAGTAACAGGTACTGCGACATTGCAAGCACCAGGTGCCAATGGTGAAATTACATTTAATGATAATGGTAATGCAGCGGCAGTTCCGGGCCTAACTTTTAATAGAACAAGTAATTTGTTGAGTATAGCAGGTAACGTATCTGGTGGTAATCTTACCACATCTGGTGCATTATCAGTTACTGGAAATGCTAACGTAGGTAACTTAGGAGTTACACAAGTAACAGCATCAGGTAATATTATAGGTGCTAACGTATTCACTGTTGGTATTGTATCAACTAGTGCAGGCGTAAGTTCTGGTGCTGACTTAGAAATTACATCTGTTACATACGGAATTAATAGATTTATTTTAAATTTTGCTACACAAGATATTATACCTTTTGCTACTGGAACAACTATCAATGTTACCGGTATGTCTCCTACTTCCTATAACGGGGTATGGACAGTTCTCACAGGTACTACATCTACTGCGGCAGTTACTAGTGCAATAACTACAACAGTTGTAACACTAGGTAGAGTACGAGGCGGTGGAAACATTGTAACAAACGGATTCTTGACAGTAATCGGCAATGCAAGTGTAGGAAATATAACTACTACTAGAGTTGATGGCACTATAGTAAGCGTATCAGGTAACGTTGAGGGCGCTAATTTGGTAGCCAGTGGAGTATTACGAGTTGATGGTAATGCTAACGTAGGCAATTTAACTACTAGCGGATTTGTTTCCGCCGCAACATTAGCTACAAGTGCTAGCATGGCTGCAAGTACATTTATTACTGCAGGATCTTATATATCTGCAACCGGAAACGTATCTGGTGCAAATATTACTACAACTGGTAACGTTGATACGTTAAATGCATTTGTTTCAGGGACATTAACTGCAAACATATTAAGTGCAACTGGTACTCTATCTGGTGGCAATTTATCTACTGCCGGTACTCTAAGTGCAGGCACCACTACATTAGGTGATACTACTACAGGTAATGTAACAGCAAATTACTTTAGTGCGCTTGGGTTATCTACAAGCGGCGCACTAAATGCTGGCACTACAACATTAGGTGATACTACTACAGGTAATGTAACAGCAAATATATTAAGTGCAGCCGCATTGTCTACTGCCGGTACATTGTCTGCCGGTAATACTTCATTGGGTAATATCACATCAGTTGGTTTAATATCTGCTACAGGTAAAGTTACTGCTGGTAATTTAGAAACCGGTGGTACATTAAGAGTAAACTCTGTTGCTAATTTGAATTCAGTAGAAACTACTGCTATTGCATTGAATGGTGAACTAACTGGTGCTACCAGAATGGAATCACAATTACTAAATGTTATCGGAAATATGACCAGTGCAAATGCTAATATTGGTCAATTCTTAACAGTAGTAGGCAATGCTACAATAGGAAACATTGTATCAAATAATTCTTTAGTCATTCAAAATACTGCAAGTATTGCATCCAGCGTAAACGTTGGTGCAAATTTAGCAATATCGGCAATCAGTGGCACAGGTGCACCAACAAACCTAGTAACAGTTACATTTACTTCTCAAAGTACTATACCGTTCCCAACAGGCGCAACGGTAGTAATATCAGGTGTGACAACTACAACCGGTTATAATGGAACATATACTGCTGTATCTGGAAATCTTACTGCGGTTACATATACTAGTAGTACGTCAGGTACAGGTGGTGTAGTATCAGCAAGAATAATAACAGGTGGTTTAGGATTACGTGTTCAGGGTAATGCAACAATGTCTAGTCTTGAAATACTAGGTGCAACATTAAATGCCCAATCTGCAACAGCTAACTTTGGAACATTAAACAGTAATGCAATGTTGATTAATGGTATTGCAAATGCACAGAGTATGGAAATACAAAGTACTCTAAGTGTTACTGGTACTACTACAGCAGGCAATTTAACTGCTAATACAAATATTTCTGCAGGTGGCAATATATCGGCTAGTGGCACAATAACCATTAACCAGAATGCTACAATTGGTTCATCATTGACAGTAGGTGCAAATTTAAGTCTTACTGCAATCGCCGGTACTGGGTCAATTGTAACTGCAAATTATTCTGCACAAAGTTTCCCTCCTTTCCCAGTAGGAAGCAATGTAATTATCAGTGGTGTAGCAACAACTGCGTATAATGGAGAATTCGTAGTAACAGAAGCTAATGTGGGATTTGTAAAATACAATGATACTACTTCAAGTGCCTCTGGCACATTAGGTCGTATACGTACTGGCGGAACATCTTTAAATATTAGAGGTAATGCTAGTATAATAAATCTTGAGGCTGCAAGTTTTCAATCAAATGTGGCTACTGCTAACTTTATTACAATGAGTAGCAGTGGTTTCTTAAACTTAAATGGTGCTAATGCTAACATAGGTAATGCAAATCTTACTTCTGCCAATGTTACTGGTGATAGTTCCGGTGGTAATTTAATATCACGTGGTTATCTAGCAGTTAGTGGCAACGCATCAATGGATAGAGTTACAGCTAATGCAGGTATAACAACAGCAGGTGCTGTCAATATTGGTTATAATGTACAGATTCAAGCATCAGGTTCTAGCGGTAATGGAACAGTTGCAACTTTAGCCTTCTCTGCGACACAAGCTATTCCACCGTTCCCAACTGGAACAACTATTATTGTTAGTGGTTTAGCACCAGCTGGGTTTAATGGAACAGTAACAGTTGCTAGTTCAAATACTACGCACGTTGCATATAACAATAGCACCAATGGTGTAGTAACGCAAGGTGGTTTTGCAAGAACGTCCGGCACACAAATGATATTGCAAGGTGTTGCAAACATAGGTTCAATTAATACTACAGGTGATATCAGTGCAGGTAGTACAGGTAATGTTAGTGGCAACACATTTACTGCAACATTGTTTAGTGGAAATGGTGCTAGTATAACCAACTTACAAGCAGGTAGTATTGTTGGTCAAGTAGCCAATTCACTAATTTCAACAACAGTAACAGGTGCCGCACAATCAAATATTACGAGTGTAGGATCATTGAGTGGATTAACACTAGTCGGAGCATTAACTGCAACAGATCAAGATGCTACCTTTAGCAAAGTATTAGTTAGTGTGCAGGCAGGTATTTCAGCTTCAGGAACTACACTTTCCGGAGCAACTGCATTAACTAAATCAATTAATGTGGTAAGTAGTGTTAATCCTGGAGTTAATGATTCTGTAAGATTGCCAGGAGCTACAGTTGGTCAACAAGTTATTATTATTAATACAACAGCATCTACTCTTAAAGTGTTTCCGGCAAACGGATCACAGATTGATGGTTTAGGAACCAATATATCTTTCCCATTAGGGGCAGGAGCAAGATTAATGATAGTAGCAGCCACTACCACACAATGGTATACAATGGTTGGAGTTTATGGATAAGGAAATAAAATGATAACATTAGAATTATTACAAAAATTATGCCCAAAAACAAAAGTTAACGTATTACAATTATACGCTGAGCCTTTGCATGAGGTTGCAGAATATTATGATATGTATGTAAATATGCATCGTGCGGCTGCATTCGTAGCACAAACTGCACATGAATCAGGTGGATTCAATTTTGTTAAAGAAAATCTAAACTACAGTGCTAAGGGCCTGGTTGGTACGTTTAAAAAGTACTTTCCAGATGAAGCAACTGCTAAGCCGTATGAACGCAAACCTGAAAAGATTGCTAACCGAGTTTATGCTAATCGTATGGCTAACGGTGACGAAGCTAGTGGCGATGGATATAGATTCTGCGGCCGCGGATTAATTCAATTGACTGGTCGTGCTAACTATACAAAGTTTGCAGAAGATTTGGGTATTAGTATTGAAGAAACTGTTGCATACTTAGAAACACCTGCCGGAGCAGTAAGTAGTGCAGGATGGTTCTGGGATAATAACAATTTAAATCAATACTGCGATAAAGATGATTTTGTTACATTAACTAAGCGCATCAATGGTGGCACAATTGGTCTAGAAGATAGGAAACACCACTATCATTTAGCATTAGATTTATTAGAACATCACGGATAATATGGCACAACCAGTATGGATCACCCCTGCCGGAGATTTAGGTGTATTCCCTGCAGGTTTTGATTTGGGGATTCAATTAGTAGCACAGCCAATATCTCCTAGTATATCGGTAACATACACACTTCTTAATGGTACATTGCCACCTGGTATATCAGCAAATCCAATATCACTCAATGATACTGGATATATTACTGGTAAACCAGTAGATGTTATTGCAGAAACAACTTACACATTTACAGTAAGAGTTACTGATAACTTTAATAACATCCGTGATAGAACGTTTTCTGTTAGAGTATACGGTTTGCAAGGTGTACACATTACTACACCTAATGGTCAACTACTAAACATACTTGATAGTACATATGTAAATTATCAATTACAAGTATATAATCCTGTTGCAACTAATGAATACGGGATAGTATTATCATCCGGTGACCTACCACCAGGCCTATACATGAGCAATACAGGATTAATTCAAGGTTATCCTACCCCGCCGTTAACATCGTTGGGCTTCCCAACTACAGAAACTTATAATTTTTATGTTCAATTGATTAGTGAAATAGGTAATGATAGTAAATCATTTAGTATTGTAGTTAGAAACCAAAATATCAATAAGCCACCAAATACTAGAGTACCGGTGATATTGAATAATACTCCATTAGAATTACCGTTAGATATTAATGATCCGTATTACGCATATTATTTACCTGAGGATAATAAAATACCCACTGCAAGAGCAAATGAATATTTTTCATTTAAGATACTAGGTCATGATTTTGATAAAAATACATTAACATACTTATATGGTGTTTTACCACCAGGCCTTACAGGTGATCTTAATACTGGTTGGATAACTGGTATACCTATTATGCCAGATAATGCGATAAGCAAATATACGTTTGATATAGCAGTGTGTAAAAAAGATATACCTGGTATACGAAGTAGTTTTGAAACTTATACAATGATAGTAACCAATCAGATTGAACAAGATATCGTATGGACTACTTCATCTGATTTGGGTATTTTAAATAACGGTTCAGTAAGTGAACTATATTTAGAAGCTACCTCTGTTAGAAATATAAGTTATATAATCAGAGCAGGCAGTTTACCGCCCAACCTAACCTTATTGGAAAATGGTCAAATAACAGGTAGAGTACCGTATCAACCAACTGGTGCGCTATTAGCTCAAGGTGATTCAACTACATATACATTTACAGTTCAGGCATATAACCCTCAATTTCCTGTTGTACAAGCAACTAGAGAATTTACATTAACTGTATATCAAAAATTTACTAATCCAACTGATAATATATACTTGAAAGCTACTCCTAATTTAGCTGGGCGACAAATTATAAATTCATTGTTAACCAATGAACAACTAATACCTACTAACTTCTTATATAGACCAGATGATGTGTATTTTGGTAAAGCGTCAGAAGTAAAATAT